ACGGAAATTCATTTCAATTTTATCCTTGAGCGACTTGTTGATTAGCTTAGCAACATCATCAGGTTCAAGGAAGTTTTCTTTACAGTAGTCAAGTACCGCATCCATATAAGAGACACGTTTCTCCTTAACCACCTGCTCAATGTGTAGTGAAAATTCGTTGGAGTTCTTAAACATTAGGTCTCGTTAGGTAATAGTTTGATGATTTGATCGCACGTTCTAGTTCGCCGTACTCTTTCATCTTTTGTTTGTACAATTTCCAGATGGGAGTGTTTGTATTATCTGGATCCATCTTACGTTCAAACTTATCCAAGAACATACTGAAGAATTTATCCATCTTCATTCGTTCAACCAGAAGTTGCGTTTTTGCGTCAGCGATACCTTGATAGTTTCGTTCGCCAGCCATTGCTGAAAGTTGTTCAACCGTAATCATGATGTAATTATACCTTATTTGTTGTTACAAGACAAGTTTGTAATCTTACCTTCATAAAAGGCAAGATCTAAACTCAGGGAATCGTTCTCTGATTGCAGCTTCTGTATTTTGTTTTTCATACACTGCATTTCTTCGTAGTGTCGCTTCATCAGCAACTCTATGTTAGCTTCATGTGCTGCGCACTTAACGCAAAACTCTGCCATTAGTTTCTCCTCATTGTAGCGATTGCAACTGCTTCTTCGTTGGAGAAGATTGGTACGGAGTTAGACTTGTGCATCGTACCGATACCCTTCATAGCAGTGCCAGTGTAGCGTGGTGATTCTTTCTTTGTGCAAGGCTCTGCAGTGAATGGAAGACTTGGAATCTTAGGCGTCTCACGACGAGCAGGTGCACCAAGTGAGTATGACCAATTATCCTTTGGCTTTGCAACAGGCTTCTTGGGCTCATACTTCTTAAGCAACTTCTCCCAGTCTGATTGTAGCTGACGCTGTTTAGCTGTCGGCTTACGTTTCTTAGACTTCTTGGGTGTGGTAAAAATCATCATAGTCATATTATACCCCAAATTTATTTGCAAGTCAACAGCTTAACGGTAGTAGCAGTACTGCACGGTGCGGTGTCCACCGAACTGATCAACTACAGGAACAGACTCGCAGTACTGTTGCACTTGAGGTTGCGCATAAACTGGAGGAGAGACGTATACTTGCGGTGCAGGTTGCACGTATACAGGATTGACGTTCACAGGGTTTCCGTTGACGTTGATGATGGCATTCGGGCGAGTGAGTTGTTGAATCGTCCAGAGACCAGCAGCACCAGCAAGAATACCTTGCTCACGTGGACCCCATGCAAATGCAGAAGTCGAAACAAGCATGCCAACAATCAGACCAGCAATAAGTTTCTTCATGATAAACCTTTCTTAGATTACAAACCCAGTGGTGTCTTTCTTAGCTTTTCCCTTAGCTTTCAGACCAACAATGACACCCTTCGGGTCGAGGAAACGCAGATCAGTCTCGTCGCCATTGATAACAGGGCGACCGATATACGTAGCGGGAATTTCTTTGAACACAGCAGCGACGTTCATGCCAGAAGATGCAGCCAAACGAACATCCATGTCGTTGCCGTCAGCTTTGGAGAAAGTCAGGTGATAGTTCTTGATGTGACCGACTTTACGGTTACGAACTTTAGTGTAGTCGTAGAATTGAACGTCAGGGAACATTTGGAAGATGTTCTTACCTTCTTCAACTTCGTACTTTTCCCAAGCGAGATCAGAAGTACCGTTGAGACGGAAACATGGAACCATGTTCTTCTTTTCGGCTTGCTTGATACCAAGTTTGACGTCAGCCACAAGGTCTTTGATAAACTGATCACGATTCTCGAAAAACATCTTGGTCTTGCGGATACGTGCTTGTTGAATAGCGTTGGTGGTTTCGCCAGTCTTGAACATACCACCACGACCAGCAGTATTCAGACATGCAGCTGTGCAGCCAGCAGTACGTTTCGGACAAACTTCTTTGCCAGACAAGTCAGCAGGTGCAAGGTGAAGCACAAAAGAGAGATAACCGAGTTTCTCACCCTTCATGAGTTTAGGATTGCCAGTGCTCAATAATTTCATAACGATCTCCTTAGGCGAGTGCAACTTTGAACATCTTCAGGGAGCCATTGTCGGCAGGAATCTGAACCGCAGTGGCAAACTTAACACCAGCTTGAACAGGGATGTCAAGAGTCAACCAAGTGTTAAGGAATCCAGCCTTAGCAGTCGGTCCAACTTTGATAGCACGGACGACAGCCTTGCGGGTACCAGCAGCAGAAGTATACACGATCTTGGAGCCAACTTCGATGTTCATTTCGGTGTCCTTTTCAGTCATCATAAGACTATTATACACCGTCTGCGAATAAAAGTAAACACCCTCCAAACCCTTCTCTCGTAAGGCGAAAAATAACCCTGCACTCGGTAGGGTTATTCGTTTACTTTAGGTTTACTTTTTTAGACTGGCTGCATAGACTAGGCAGACGCTATCGCTGGCTCCATATGCACATCGGACAGCCATGGGGTCAATACCTTTAACGATTGCAGATTCGATGCTAGACTTAAGAGCCTCATCCTTCTTAATCTGATAATAGGTGATACTACCAATCAAAGAAGCAACAGCAATAACTACACCAAGAATACCAGTTACAATTTCAACTCTCATAATTTCTCCTTACCATGTACCATCATCTAAAATCGCACGGAGCCAAACTGGTCCAAGCGATACATAAAACCCACGCATGTTGGGGTTCAATTCATCGGGATGCATTTGTTCAATGCGAAAATCCCAATGGAATGGATTGATAACTAAACCAACCCATATTCCAGAGTAACGAAGATACTTACTTAAGATCTTTAACATCGTCGCAGATTCCATGTTTCTTCGCTTCAATTGCACTCAACCAAACGTCTTGTGGCGGTAGCAAAACTTCGCGAATCTTTTCTTCGTTCAAACCAGTGCACTTTTTATAGTGCGCAATCATACGCTTTGTAGTCAAGTCAAACTCTTTAATCTGAGCAAACAGTTCGTGCTCTTTACCAAAAGCACCCCATGAATATTGGTGGCTCAGAATAGAAGTGTTTGGCGTAAGAATTCTTTGACCCTTATCGCCAGCAATGAAAATCATAAGACCAGCAGAAGCGATCTGTCCTAGACCGATCGTACGAATAGGAATGGCAGAACCACGCATAGTGTCAACCAAAGCAAAGGCAGCATTCAAGTCACCTCCTGGAGAACAGACAATCATGTTCAACATGTCTGGTCGTTCTTCAGCAAAGTTTGCTTCGAAGATCCATTCAACAGCTTGCTTACATGTCGCTAGACTAATCTCTTCCATCAGAAGAAAGAATGAGTGTCTAGAATTGGAATCCTCTTTCAGTTGAAGATTTAGCTTTTGCATCATAGTGTTTTCCACCTTCTTTATAAAAAATGTGACGACCAATAACAACCGTCTTTAACAACTTCCATCCTGGACGAACATAGTCCGCATGGTAGTATAGCGAGCCACGAGTGACATCGTCAATCAACTCATAATTAGCATAAACGTGTAAGGCTGTTTTGAGTGCTTCTTGATAGTCTTCGCTACTCTTATTTAACCTCACCTGCATGCAGTACCAACTGAACTGACAAACACCATTAGTTTTTTGTTTGACAACTTCGCAAATCTTTTTAGGGAATCGTTCATCATTGACACGATTCATAGTAACAAGTGCAACTGCCACTTGTCCTTTTACTGGTTCTGCTCTAGCTTCATGATAAATGTTTTCAGCTAGGCAATCAACTTCTTTCTTGGCGTCTTTGGTTAATTCTGCGTAATCAACGTCAAGTATACGTTCGCTTGTAAACCCTGTAGCAGAGGCAGTGAATAACACAAGCGAGATAATTAGTGTGGAAACTACTCCAATTAAAAATGGTTTTGATCGCATACGATCTCCTTTTTAAGTTAGAGAGTGAAGGATGAACTTATCCTCCACTCCGATCCCTATCAGGTGGACTTTTTGCTAGTCTTTTCTAGTGTAGTGGGGATTTGTGAAACGAAACCATTAAGCGCAGTGGCTTTAGCAATAATGTCGGCTTCGGTCGGGTAGGCAGGATATCCTGGATGTTCAGGAATCGGATTGTCGTGGATCTTGGCAATGTCAGCCTTTAGTGCCCATTCATTACTAATCTTTTCTCGTGCACCATAGTAATCTTCAACGAGCATATCTTTCGCCATTTTTAGAAGTTCAAGGCGAACTTCATATGGTGAAAGGCTTTTCTGTATAACAATACCATCTCTCATAATTTCTCCTGTGTCTGTATGTGTAGAAACTTTCTTCTCAAACTTGAAAGTTTCTTTTTGGTTTCCTCAGTATGAGGTTTACCAATTTTTCCTGCTTTCGCAGCTTTCATCTTAGCAATAGTTTCTGGAGAATGTTTTCTACCTCGAAACCCAACATTATTTTCAGATATTAACCTTTTAGTAGCATCACTTCTCTGAAGTCCTGTATGGTTTGGAGGCAATCCACCGCCAGAAGCTACATTGAGACCAATATTCATTTTAGGTCTCAATAATCGCTCTACTTCTCTACAGTAATCAGTTTCCCCTTGTAAGAAAACATCAACTGTTCTACCAGAGAACCAGTCTTTAGACTTATGCTCTCTAATTCTTCTAGTCAAGTCGTTTGTTATTCCGACATAACCTTGCGAATAGATATCAGTTTCATATTCGCTGTGAATCCAATAAATCAAATATTCGTTCAACATACACTTCTCCGTTAGTTAGAAAGAAAGTGTGTGTTTGTGTGTAATGGGAGATTTTGAAAGGGATCTCCCAATCCCTTAAACTATTTAGTCTTTTTTCTCGGCTGGCTTCTTTGGAGTTGGCTTTGGAGAGTTTGGTAGTGGAGGGCACTTACCGTTCTTGTCTTTCTTGACACAGTTAGGCTCTTCTTTCTTTTCCACTTTCTCAGGTGCTTTGATAATACCTTCTGGTTGCTTAGCACCTTGTGCGCAAGCAGCAGTAGCAAATACCATGGCGATGACAGCGACTAGTTGTTTCATTATTCTATCCTCATTGCTTGAATGTTTACGTTTGGATATCTCTGAAAGATATCATTCCAGACTCTTCGCCAATTCTTAACGAATCGATGAACATCTGGCTCCTTCTTCACATAAACGTCCGTGGTCGATGAAAGATCATCTCTAAAGATAGAATCACAACCCCATACGTTTAATTCATTACAACCAAATTCTAGCAGAAACTCAGCAGCGTAATGTGCAGAGTTATGCCAGTCTTTCACATCAAAGACATGATGGATGTCGAAGTGTCCGTCGATGCGGAGTTCTTTCATCTTCTCATATGCTTTAGTGCTAACGATAACTGGACACTTGATTAGACTTGGGTCATTCTTAAGAACCCAAACAATTTCTTCATCGCATATCACAGTAGCATCAACGCTGAACTCATCTCCTGGAATGTTACAGCCTACAACGTAATCGCCTTGACGATCGAAGTATTCTTTACTCGGTCCATTCCCTAAAACTATACCCAGCATTGATCTTTCCTTATTCGTGGTTGGTTATTCTGTTACGAGGAAACCAACCGAAACCCTAGTCAGCGTTTAGGCTGCCAATGCGTAGACAGAGTCGTGTGGGTTTTTTTTTTTTTTGTTGTGTTAGGTGAT